CGTCTGGCGGCAATTATGTTAGTAAATTAGAGGGCGATGTTCGAGACGAAAAGACTGGATTAGTGCAACGAAATAAAATGACAATTGATCCTAAGATCCGAGAATTTAGATTTGCTCAAGGACAAACACTAACAGAAATCATAACCCAATGCGTGTTAAGCAGTGATTATGCCAAGCGTGCCATAGATGCAAAATATCTTGATGAAACAGGACACATTAATTGGTTTAGAATAGATGCTCAGATACAGTTGTTAGATTTTGATATTAAAAGAAATGATTATGCCAAGAGAATAATTTATAGATTAATACCATTTAAAGTACATAGTAGCATATTTAAAAGCCCTACTGCGGCTCCTCCAGGATTTCAAGAACTTCAAAAAATTATCGCCAAACAATACAATTACATCTATACCGGATTGAACAACGATCTATTGAAATTCGATATTGATATTGATAATATGTTTTACACAGGAAGACCAATTTCTCCTCCAAGTGAAACAGCTAATAATCAAAATAGAGATCTGAATGATGCTTCTAAAGATCCTAAAAAAACAACAGAGCTACAGGAAGGTGCCGCGCCCGGAGGTGTATCTAATACCGCCGGTGCTAAACCAGTTAAGCCTGATCCCGATGCTGGCCTACCTCCGGCGGTTGGCGGATCTAATGATATATCTACCGAGCGACGAGTGGCGGATGCTTTTCAAAATGCTTTCTTAAAAAACAGCGCAGACTTAATAAATTTAAACATAGAAATATTAGGAGATCCTTATTGGTTAGTGGATACAGGATTGGGAAATTATATCGCAGACAAAGGACCAAATAGTCAAACTAATTCTGATTTAACGATGAATTATGAAGGCAGCGATGTATATGTATACATAACTTTTAGAACACCGATAGAACCTAATTTAGGAACAACCGGACAAGGCGGTCTTTATAATTTTCCTAAAGGAGAAATAGTCAGCCCGTTCAGTGGAATCTATAAAGTCACTAAATGCGACAACAAATTCAGCGGTGGAATTTTCACACAAACTATAAGATGTATTAGAATGACAGGACAACCTCAAGATTACGTTGGTAAAGAAAGTATTGTTAAAACACAGACTCTGTTGTACAAAGAACCAGAGACTGAGAAAAAAGATCCCACTACATTTATATATGGATCGGAAGGTGAATAATGCCTAGAGAAACTAGACAGTCAGCTGCACCAGCAGCAAGAAAAAACATAGGCCCTGGACCTTTTTTAGCCAAGGTAGTAGGACATCTCGATCCTTCGTTTATGGGAGGATTGCAAGTTACTCTTTTAAGAAGAGACGGTAACTTAATAGGTGATGCTAACCAAACATATTCAGTACATTTTGCTACTCCGTTTTACGGAAGCACCGCCTACGAATTTATGGGAGCAAATAAAACCGATTTTAATGACACACAAAAATCATACGGAATGTGGTTTGTTCCTCCAGACGTTGGAGTAACTGTAATTTGTTTCTTCATTAACGGAGATCCTGCACAGGGGTATTGGATGGGTTGTATTCCTAGCAGATTCATGAACCATATGGTTCCTGCTATCGGAGCATCCACCGACGTTGAACTTACTGATGCAGATAAAGCAAGATTTAATACTACCCAACCTTTGCCTGTAGGCGAAGTTAATCGATTGGCTAATACGTTAGATACCAATATGCAAATCGATAAGGTTAAAAAACCAGTGCATCCAATAGTTGAACGATTCTTAGAACAAGGATTATTAGAAGATGATGTGAGAGGTCCTGCGCAGAGTACTCCTAGAAGAAATGTTCCTAACATGGTTTTTGGAATTTCCACTCCCGGACCATTAGATCGCAGAGACGGAGCGATAAGAAAATCTATAGGTTTAAAACAGAGCCAAACACCTAGTCCTGTTCCGGTAAGTAGATTAGGTGGCACCCAATTAGTTTTCGATGATGGAGATGACCAATTACAAAGGAAAAAACCTGCCGGTCAAGGTCCTAGAGAATATGCGGATACACTAGCAGGAGAAAAAGGAGATCCTACGATCCCTGCTAATGAATATTTTCGAGTTAGAACAAGAACCGGCCATCAGATCCTTTTACATAATACCGAAGATCTAATTTATATTGCTAATTCAAAAGGAACAACTTGGGTAGAACTTACCAGCAATGGCAAAATAGATATCTACGCCGAAGACAGTGTAAGTGTTCATACAAAAAACGATTTTAATTTTTATGCCGATAGAGATTTTAATTTAGAGTGTGGAAGGAATGTTAATATAAAAGCCAAAGGTCGCTTTAACGGAGATTTTTTACAGAATATACATTTAAGATCTGGACTAGACATGAAGGTATTTGTAGCTGAATCGTTAGACTATAAAATTGGTACAGATACAAAATTTACCACAGGAAATAATTTTGATCTAGCTGTAGGAGGTAGTGCAAAATTAACTGCTCTAGGAACTACCGACATATATTCTTCTTCAAGTCTCAAAGTTACCTCTGGAGCTACTATAGATGTTGGAGCATCGGGAAAAATCGTTATTTCTGGTTCTAGAGTAGATATTAATGGACCTAAAGCTGCTACCGCTGCCCAGGCAACATCAGCAGCTACAGCTCCACCACTTAGTACCCACGACAATATTGCTACTGCGGTCGGTGATTGGGCAAAAACAAAATATCAATCAGGAACGATTCCTAGCATTATGAAAAGGATACCTATGCACGAACCTTGGGCACTGCACGAAAGTAATGCTCCCGAACAGGTTAATCCGCCTGCTACTGATAGGGACGATGGCGGAGATTTACCTACCGAACATCAGTCTACCACAGCAGCTAGCCAAGTATCTGCTTCCGCTGCCCACGTAGCAGAAATCAATGATTACGATGCAGTTAAACCAGATCCAACTACTGGCAAAGCTTCATTCCCTGACAAGATCGATATCCCTCCAGGCGGTGTAAATCTAACTGCTGATTTCTTTGCTCCTAGCAAATACGGAAAACGTACAGCCGATAACCTAAATACTCTAGACCCCACAGTAAGGGTAGTGTTTGCTAAAGCAATAAAAGCATTCATACAGCAATATTTTAAAGATGGCTGGGATATGAGTGTATCAGAATGTCTTCGTCCTTTAGAAAGAAGTAAGGCACTATATGAAGCATTTAAAGCAGGTACCGGTCCTCAAGCAGCGAGTCCGGGAAATAGTTGGCACAATTACGGAGCAGCAGCAGATATCTTAATTTACAAGGATGGTAAGTGGGATTCGTTGAATAAACTTGGCGCCTATACTGGTTTTGCTCAACAGTTTTTAAGACAACAAGGTATTCATAACAATGCCGGTGCTAACGATAGCGGTCACTTTGTCCCAGTTCAAATGCCTGTAGGTGTACCATCCGCTGTTAAAAACGGATCGATTAAAATTTCGCAAATTATGTCTGGCGAAAAGAAAGTTTAAGAGAGAGATAAAAAATGGCAAAATTATATAACAATCAAACAGTGGCCAAAAATAAGGCCAGTGTAGGGGATCAAAATACTGGTTCTTTTACCTATAAAGGATTTAGCTCTCTTGAAAAGGCGAGAAATTAGAAAACCCAGAATTCGGTACCATAATCTGGGATATGTTGTTTGAAAATTTTACAGATGAAGTTAAACGGTTAATTTCTGAAGATGTAGAAACTATTATAAATTATGACCCAAGGATAGCTATTAATTCTATTCTAGTAGACACTACAGATCAGGGAATAAGGATAGAAGCAGATATTGTTTATATTCCTTTTAACATCAATGAAAGAATGACTTTTGAGTTTGATAAAAACAATTCTATCATTAACTGACTGGTTAACTTTTTCGGGTAAATATTGATATATGGGACTTTAAGATGTCAGTTACGCTAAGACAAACAAATTTAATTTTAAATCAAGACTGGAAAACTATCTATCAGACTTTTCAAAATGCTGATTTTACCAGCTATGATTTTGAAAATCTGAGAAGGGTAATGATTACCTATCTAAGGGAAAACTACCCCGAAGATTTCAATGACTATATCGAAAGTTCCGAATATCTTGCGCTAATAGATGCAATAGCATTTATAGGCCAAAGTCTAGCGTTTCGTATAGATTTAGCAAGCAGAGAAAATTTTTTAGAATTAGCCGAGAAAAAAGAAAGTGTTCTTCGACTAGCTAGAATGTTGAGCTATAATGCTAAAAGAAATGTTCCTGCGCAAGGATTATTGAAATTTGACACAGTAAGCACAACAGAAGATCTATTAGACAGCAACGGAAGAAATCTACAATCTCAAACGATTATATGGAATGACCCAACGAATATTAATTGGCTAGAACAGTTTATTTTAGTATTAAATTCTGCGATGAGTGACAACACAGAATTTGGCCGAAGCCAAGGACAGGCCACTATACAGAATATCCCGACCGAGCAGTA